GGTCCTTTATAGCATCAATCTGGTCTTGCAGGCTTTGTTTCTGCTGGTCAAGCTGCTCCTTCTGGTGTCTCCTATCTCTGGTCTTTATTAGATCATCAAGCTCATCCTGGAGTTCCTGCCTTTTTTCAGCCCCCCAGTGCATAGATAATTGTCTTCTTAGTTCTGCCTCTTTGTCTGCGTCGTCTTCATCCTGATATTGGTTATCAAGAGAACTTTCCTGGTCACTTATAGCGTCTATTTTCGCCTGAAGTATTTTAGTTTGGGTATCTGTGGCAAGTTTGACCTGCTTTTCTGCTGCATCTTTTTCATCTTCATATCTCTGTTTTAGAGCGTCTTTAACCTTATCGTTAACTTCGTTGATATCATCAATCTGGGTATCTTTAAATTTGTCTGTTAAATCCTGTATATCTTTTCCAGTTTTTTGATATGCATCTCTTAAATCTTGTACTTTTTTCAACGCCTCAATAGCCTGGTCGGAATTAGCACCGTATTGAGCAACCAATTTATTATACTCGCTAGTTAAGATATTAATTTCTGTAGATTGGTCTGTCATAACTCCTAATAAATTTCTTAGATCAGTCTTATAATCTCCAGTAGAGGTTTGAAGCTGGCTGATTGAACCATCAAGTTCGGTAACTGCTCTGTCTGCTGTTATAACACCATTACTATAATCTTCAAAATATTTTGTTCTTGCTGTCCTTTCTGGCATAATCGCATCTGCTAATGTTGTTCCTAATTTTATTGCACTGTTATTTATATAAAAAGAAGCATCATTCAATCCATCTTTTAAAGCCTCGGAGAAATCACTAAGCCATGAATTTACATTGGTTACCATACCTTCAAAGGTATCTTTTATTACGCTTACCTTATTGGCTATACCATTCACGATATTATCCATAGCAGAAATAACTTTATTAGAATTATTATTTATGCCATCCGCAAAGTTTTTCATCATATCGGGAAACCAGGTATCGTCATCTTTAAGTGGACCCTCATCCGGTGTTGAATGGTGGAGCAAACTTCTTATCTTATCCGCGACCCAGGTTACAGCATCTCCTACAGCCCCAAACATAGACTTTATACCGTTAATAAGCCCTTGTATCATATCCTTGCCCCACTGTAGGAAGGAAGCCGGCAAACTTTTTATATAGCTTATAGCAGAACTAAAGCCACTGCGTACTATTCCACCTAGCGTTGATAGGGCAGAACTTATGGCATTTTTCATAGCATTAAACATTGTGCTACCCAAACTTGCAAGAGTGCCGGGCAGACTTCTAAAGAAGTTCAAAATTCCATTCCATATACTTTGTATTGTAGAAATGGTTCCACTAACTATAGAAGAAATAGCTGATTTCATACCCTCCCAAGCCGCACTCGCTATAGAAATAAGTCCATTCCATAATCCACTTAAAAAGCTTTGTACACCAGTCCAGATAGAGGTAATGATAGAGGCCATTCCACTCCATGCAACACTTAATACAGAGGCTATTACTTGTACGGCTCCACTGAATATGGTTTTTATACCATCCCATATAGCGGAAAAGGCTGATTGTAAATTGCTCCATATCATTTGCGCATCTGCACTTAGCTGAGTAAAATTACCCGTTACTAAGTCCAATATTAATAATATTGCTCCTAAAAATACATTTTTAATAATTTCCCATATTCCAGTAAAAAATGAAGCCAATCCTGAAAATATTGTTTGTATTCCTGTTATGGCCCCACTAAAATTAGTAGTTATGAAACTTGATATAGCCGCTATTGCTGTACTAAATACCGTTTGTATTGTAGTCCATATAGTAGAAAAGAAGGTTGCAATACTTGTAAATATGGTCATTGCAGTGGTTGAAATGCTGGTCCATACAGCGGATAGGGTTGCCGTTATAGTACTCCAGTTTTGATATATCAATAAAGGTATTCCAATAAAAGGGGCAATAATAGCTAATATAACAGTACCCCACTGAGCAAAAAAACTCTGCAGCCATGTCCAGAATGAACTAAACACCTGTTTTATTCCTTCCCAAAGTCCGGAGAAGAATGTTGTTATAGGAGTCCAGTAAGTTTTTATCAATATCGCTGCAGCAGCTATAGCCATTACAGCAATTCCTATGGGACTTGTTATTGCCGTGAATACTAATCCTATTCCTTTTATAACTGCCACTAATCCCGCAATAGCCGGTGTAGCCGCCGCTGCCCCTGTGGTAATAACTCCTATAGCCCCTGCAACTGTACCTATAATGGTAAAAGCCCCGCCCAAAATTAAAAGTAGTGGCCCTAACGCCGCTGTAATTCCTGCTATCACTAAAATAACTGTTTGAGCTACTGGAGACAAATTACTAAATGCTGTGGCTAAATTACCAACAAAATTAGCAATAGCTGTTATCGCGGGGGCTAAAGCTTCTTGTACTTTTATAGCCGCTGTTTCCAGGGCACCAAACATTTGCTCAATAGCTTTACTTGTATCCCCCATCTGGCTTGCTGCCAATCGGGAGGCTGAACTCTGATCATTAGTCGCTTTTGTATATTTTGATAAACCTTTAGCACCATTGTTCATCAAAATGCTTGCAGCTCTTGTAGCATCACTCCCAAAAATTGTATTCATAGCAGCCTGTTTCTGCGCGTCGGAAAGTCCACTCATTTTTGACTGTAATTCTTGGGCAATGCCTGCCGCATTTTTCATATGTCCGCTACCATCCCAAACATTTATGCCTAGCTCTGCCATCTTAGCCGCGGCAGTATCTGTTGGTGCTCCTAACCTCTGTAACATGGTTTTCAAAGAAGTACCTGCATCACTGCCAACAACTCCCGCATCCGCGAACTCACCTAAAACCGCGGTAGTATCTTGTATACTCCACCCTACTAAATGTGCTTGCGCCGCGCACTGCGCTAACCCTTCTGTAAGAGGCTCAACATCTGTACTGGATGCCGCTGCCGCTCCAGCCAAAGCATTAACAGCTTGAGTTGATTGAGTTGCAGAAAGACCAAAAGCCCCCATTGCCTGTACAACGGTATTGGCAGATACACCTAATTCCATACCGGAAGACGCCGCCAAATCCATTGTAGCTTTAAGTGCTCCACCTTTAATTTGTGCCTCTGTAAGACCGCCTTTGGCAAGCTCGGTTATAGCATTTCCTGCTTGTGTTGCAGAAAATTGAGTGTCTTGTCCAGTCTTGAGCGCCAAGTCTCTCAAACCACCCATTTGTGCCATAGGCTTGTTAAGCGCTCCTGCTGCCTGGCTCATAGAAGTTTCAAAATCATTTCCTACTTTTACCGCCGCAGCCGCTGCTCCTGCAATTGGAACTGTAAGCCCCAGGGTCATAGTCTTCCCTAAATCTCCAGCAGTCTTACCAATGCCAGTCAACTTCTGACTCGCTGCATTAGCTTTTTCTCCGAAGGATTGAAGCTCTGGGCCTGTACTTTTTAGTTGGCTTTCTAAGTTTTTCAGCTTGCTTTGTGTTATATCTATCTCACGTTGGAAAGCCCTATATTGGCCCTCAGATATTTTGCCACTGGCAAACTGTTGATTAACCTGTTCCTCAACACTTTTTAACTGATTTAACTTCTGCCTGGTGGTTTCAATAGATTTACTTAAAAGTTCTTGTTTTTGCGCAAGTAAAGTTGTACTAGAAGGATCAAATTTTAGAGCCCTATTAACCTGCTTTAATTCACTTTGGATTGATCTGCTCTGCTTATCTACATCGCTTAAAGCCTTTCCTAGCCCTGTAGTCTCGGCTCCTATAACGACGTTAATTCCTCGTATTGTCTCAGCCATATATTCTCACCTCCTAGCCATAAAACTTATCTATATCAGCTTGTGTTGCCCTTCTTCTAGCGTTCTTTTTGTTTTTCTTGGTATCAAAAGTATCTCCATATTTTTTGGAGAACTTAAAAAAGTCCTTAACTCTAAATAAATTCAATTCCTCCAAACTCAAGTGTTCTCTCTTTGCCATGGCCATAATTACAAATTCAATATCTTCATCTAAAGGTTCATCATCATTTTGACTTTGCGGATTTTGGGAATTTTGCTCTGGCTCCATGAAAAAACCCGTCTGTGGCTTCCTCCATTACAGCCACAAGAAAATTCTGGTCAGTAAAATCTACATTTTCAAATCCAGATAACCATGCTTCAAAAGACGGAAAAGATTTTTTATCATTAAATTGTTCGGCCTTTGCCATAGCCCATGTCATTTGCAATACACTAAGTAAATCTATTTTAGAAATATCATCCTTGACCTTTTCAAGTGCCACTATAGAACCAATTAGATCGGATTTAAATTCCTGTTTATAAAACAAAAGAGCCAACGGTGTGGCCCTTATTTTTACCTCTTTATCGCCTAGCTTTATTTCTCTCATTTAAATACCTCCTAAGGTGTTGTGACTGTTACTGTACAAGCTGCTATTTTGCTGCTATCACCGTGTGCAGTAGCTACTATAGTTGCTGTTCCTGCTGCAATCCCTGTTACTTTTCCAGCACTATCTACAGTGGCCTTTGTAGGGTCAGAAGATACCCAGGTAACTTGTTTATCTGTTGCATTTTCAGGCGTTATCGTTGCGACTAATGTTTCATCTGCACCTACGGCAAGGGAAGTTTCTGCTTTATTTAAAGTTATTTCGGTGACTGGAACAGTTACAAAATCAGGAAGCAGAACCGCATCAAAGAAATTATTAAATTTCTCTGCATTTGTATCATTCAACTCGATTTTACCTTTTACTACTTGCTTACCACTAATTTCAATAGGTGTCATTGTTAAAGCTACAGTCTTGGTATCTGGTTCAGTACTATCGCTTTTACTATTTAGATCACCTGTAGGCCTGCCAGAAGTGACATTATAATAAATAAATTTTCTCTGTTTAACATCTCCGCTTATTTCTCCCATAAGGGCAAAGCTCTTCCTTTGTGCATCTGCAACTTCTACTAACATTCCATTACTATCCCTTATATATCCAAGAACATCTATCTTAAAATCGTCCGGTACGTCAGCAGCTTCAAAGTCTCCGCTATAGCCGTTGTTACTATCAACAACATAATAGGCTATATCATCTGCATAAAATACGTTCTGGTCTCCTTCTGCGTCTGGGGATAGGCTCACAGCACCAG